ATTAAAACTATTACTTAAATCTGTTACTATCATTTCTTGTCCCACTCTTTTAACAAACTTTCTATCTCTTTGTCACTTTTGGTTTCTATATTCAAACTTTTTGCTAATTCAACTAATAAATTTATTAATAAACTCATTTCTTTGCTATTGTAAGTTGAACTTCCATAGTAGCAATGTACTTTGACACATCTATCTTTTCTGCTTACTTCTTGTACTAAAAATCCTAGTCCTTGCTTTTGCCATATTCTTTTGAAATTTTCAAATGCTTTTTCTTCGATTATCATTGGCTCAAATGAACCAATTTGTAATATTGCATCTTGATATATCTTTTCTTTTGTTATAATTGTTCCATCTTTGCTTAATTCTTTTGCTATCTTGTCACATAGTACCCAACAATAGGCGTTACTGTCTAAACTTCTTTTTTGTCTATATTCTTTTATTTCAAACTGTTTATCTTTTGCTTGTTCTAGTAAATAAGTTATTATTTTATTACTTGTTCCTACCATAATTACCTCTCTACATGTTGATGCATTAAAACATACTCTGAATTTTCTCCCATATTATTCAATAAAAATTCACTTGCTTGTTGTTTACTTAAATGGCTGTCTTTTGCTCTAAATTCATATACATATTTACATTCTTGTTGTTTTTCTTTTATTCTTTCTTCTATTTCATCTTCGTCGTAATTGCCTTCAACAAGATATAAATCATAATTTTTAGCACTTATTCCCTCAACTGTTTTTGTATCTGTCATATAGATTACTTTATAATCATCAAATAGCGCCCTATAGCCACATTGTGGTACATCATGATATAATTTAATTGGTACTATTTTAAATAGCCTATAATCGTATTTCGTGCCAATTTGAAGTACATCTATATTTTTTCTTTCAACTCCACATTCTAAAAGTGGTTTTAATAACCATTCACAACAAGCAAATCTTAATGTTGGTCTTTCCTGTGCCAATTTCTTAATTGTTTCCTTTTTAAAGTGGTCTGAATGTATATGCGTGAGAAGTACTATTTTTAACTGTTTATAATACTTCTCTAATTTTTTAAAAGTAACTCCACAATCTATTAAAATTATGTCTTTTATTATTGTTGCATTTCCTGTGCTACAACTTGATATAATTTTATAGTTCATTCATTGATACCTCTTTTGTATTTTCTGTTTGTTCTTCTATTTCAGCTTGTACCTCAATAGGTTCTTGTTGTGGAATTTCTTGTTGCATTTCTTCTGCTTCATACATTCCTGCCAAATCTTCAACAAATGTTTCTCTTAATGCTCTTACTTTTGCAACTTTCTCAACCATTGTTGCTCCTTTGCTTCCCCAGTTTGAATTTAATTGTCCTTGTCCTGTTTTTTGTGCTACTTCATTAAAACTTACACTTGAATATGTAGGATGTGTCCAGTCTTTTCTAAATACCCTAGCCCAACCACCTACAAGTTGTTCATTTCCTAATCTAAATGTTCCTTGTCTTTCTTCTACACTTCCATCTTCTTTTTGGACTATGATTCCACTTTCCATTCCGTCATAATTTGGATTGAGTACTGCTCTTTTTAATATTGCGTCTTTTCCTACAACTAATTGCGCTGGTACTCCTGCTTTATATTTAATTAAATATGCTTCCCTTAAGAATGGATTTAATTTTCTAACTTTACAAAGTTCTGTAAATAACTTAAATTCTTGATTTGTTATTTTTGCGTCTGTTCCTACTATGTACTCTTGTACTCTAAATAACTGTCATAATCATTATTTGTTTCTATATAGTCATCTTCGACCATTCTATTTTCTAACATTTTCATTTCTCCTTTTTGACATATCTCATTATTGATGTTATAATAAAAGAGATATGAATTTATATATATAATTCTTGTTGAACTAGTTAGAACTTGGTAGGTCTACTAGTTCTTTTTTATTTAATATAGTTCTTATTTTATTTTTTAGATTTTCTGTATTGTTGTAATCTTGTTCTTGTAAGAGTTTTTCTATTGCTAATAACTTTCTATGATGTTTATAATTTTCTAAATGTTCATCTTCTATTTCTGCTCTCAAACTTTTTTGACTTATTTCTAGTCTTTCTACTTTTCTTTCTGCTTCTTTTAATGCTTTTCTACTTTCATCAACTAAACTTTGTAATTCTTTTATCTTCTTAAACATTTCTTACACTCCTTTCCTTTTAATTTTAATTTTGCTAAAGTAATTATGTGCCAGTAATAACACTTATCTAACTTGTCCATCTTTTGTACTCCTTTCTTGTAAAATTTTGTAAATTATTGTATAATACCCTCGAAAGAGAGGTTATTATTATGAATATTGACCCTAATATAGTTATGGCAATTATTGCTTTTTCTGCTGTTATTTCTCCTACAATTTCAACTTATCTTAATAACAGACATCAATTAAAAATAGAAAAATTAAAGTTGTTTGAAAAGTGTAAATATGATGCAATAGAAAATTTCACAAAATCTGTAGAATTTTATTATTATCAACGAACTTTTAATGAAAGAAAAATTAGCTTTGAATCTTCTATAGCCAACTTATATATTTATTTTTCTATTCCCAATTATTCATTATTTGATAAACTTAAAGAATGTATTAATAAAAATGATTATGCAAAAACTCAATTTGCACTTAGTGAAATTGTTAGGTATTTATCGCAACAGATAAATAAAGAATAACTATTATTAACACATATATAGAATAAATCCAGCTAGTTTCTGGGTTTATTTTTTTATGCCAAAATATTATTGCTAATATTGATGCTATAATTACTAAAAATATTGGTAACATTTATTTTTCCCCCTAATAAATCGTATTTTGACAAAAAGCCCATACTGTACCCACTATTGCTGCCATGTATAAACTGCTATATACTACTGTTCTTCCTATAAATGCATATACTTTTTCTTTTCTTTTCATTTGTTTTCACCTCTTTTGTTTATTTTCATTTCTTTTTAAATCCTTTTGAGCCATTCTTATGAAAACCTTTGCTATCTGTTCGTAAATTTCTTCTTTTTCTTCCTCTGTAGTTTCTGGATGATAACTTGTTACTTTATACTCACTCTTCATAAGACTAACTCCTTTCTTAATTTTTATTCATATTGCTTGTACCTATTGTTTTTGTTTATCATGTTAAACTTAATTGATAAAAAAAATATTTGATACTTTTTCTCCTAATGCTGTAGCAATTTTTTCTAGTGTGATATTGGTTGTAACCTCTTTCTTTTCTGTTTCTAATTCAGATATTGTTGTTCTTGAAATTCCAGATTTTTCTGATAATTCTTCTTGTGAAATTCCCTTTTCCTCCCTTGCTTCTCTTAACCTATTTTTCATTATTTCACCTCGCTTTGTTTAACTTGTTGAACAGATTATATATCTATCTTTTTTGTTTGTCAAGCATATTAAACAAAAAAATATATATTTTTTTTGACTTTTTGTTCAATATGTTGTACAATATAGGCATATCAATAGATAGGAGATTCAGAAATGTTTTTAGGAGAAATTATTAAAAAATATAGAAAAGAAAACAATTTATCTTTGAGAGCTTTTGCTAGTAAATGCGGTTTAAGTTATACTTATATTTCTATGTTGGAAAAAAATATAGATTATAGGACTGGAAAACCAATTGCACCCACTTTAGACAGTGTGAAGTATATATCAAATGCAATGAATATACCTATAGATGACTTACTAAAAATGTTAGATGATGAACAAGAATTTAAATTAAATGAAGATGTTCTGCCAAACAATTTGAATGTAATCCCAATTTTAGGTACTGTAAAAGCAGGTTATGATTGGTTAGCAGAAGAAAATGTTGTAGATTATGTTACATTAAAAGAAAACATACCTAATATAAAAGAATATTATGCTTTAAAAATAACTGGTGATAGCATGTTGCCACTCCTTTCTGAAGGAGACTTAGTAATAGTCCATGACCAAGATGATGTAGAAAGTGGACAAACTGCAGTTATTCTTATTAATGGCGAAGAGGCTACTGTAAAAAAGGTAGTTAAAACAAATGAAGGTATTGAACTTCATTCTATGAATCCTTATTATCCAGTTAAAAAATTTACTTATGAAGATATGAAAAGTATACCAGTGAAAATAATAGGAAGAGTAAAAGAAGCAAAAATAAAAGGAGCTTTTGAATAGGAGTGATAATATGATAGCAATATATGCAAGACAATCCATAGAAAAAAAGGATAGTGTTAGTATTGAAGCTCAAATAGATAAATGTAAAACTTATTGTGACGGACAAAAATATAAAATATACAAAGACTCTGGTTATTCTGGAAAAAACATAAATAGACCTCAATTTTCAAGCCTGTTAGAAGATATAAAAAAAGGTATTGTAAATAAAGTTATAGCTTACAGGCTAGATCGTATCAGTAGAAGTATTGCAGACTTTTCACAATTATTGATAATGTTTGATGAATACAATGTGGACTTTATCTCTGCTACAGAAAACTTTGATACTAACTCCCCTATGCGGTAGAGCTATGATAAATATAGTTATGACATTTGCTCAATTAGAAAGGGAAACTATTGTTGAACGTGTTACTGATAATTATTATTTTAGAGCCAATAACGGTTACTGGGCTGGTGGATATGCTCCATATGGCTATAAAATAAAGCATATTATTGGAAGTGATGGTAAAAAGCACTCTATTCTTGAAATAGATAAAGGAAAATCTAAAATAGTAAAAAAAATATATAATATGTATATTAATCAAAAAATTAGTATGAGAAAAATTGCTCAACAATTAAATAATGAAAATATTCCAACCTTGAAAAATGGACTTTGGGGAATAAATGCCGTATCTGCTATTCTTTCTAGACCAATTTACACACCTGCAACCGCAAAAATTTATGAATATTTTACTAACTTAGGTTCAAATATAACAAATGATATAGAATACTTTGATGGTAGTATGACTGCAAATTTATACGGGAATGCTAAAAAAAATACAAAAGTTAAAGCTTTAAGAAATTATAATGAAATGTATCTCTCGTTAATAAATTGTTCTCCTATTATTTCTAATGAGGATTGGTTTAAAGCTCAAAAAATAAAAGGAACAACTAAACATTTGCCACCAAGAACTAATACTTCTAAAATTTCATTCTTATGTGGATTAGTTAAGTGTGGAAAATGTGGTCGAAACTTAGTAACTCAAGGTTGCAAAAATAGATACGGAACTCAATATCATTATTTAATATGTACTAACAAAAGAAGCTTTGGAGCTTCTGCTTGTAATAATAAAATGATAGATGTTTCTAAATTAGAAAAACTCGTACTATCAGACATAAAGCAATATTTTAATTCAGACAGTATAATAAATAAAGTTAATAAGTATATTAAAGACAATGAAAGTAAAGATATCGAACTTTTAACTAAAAAAGAAAAGCTAGAAAATGATATTGTTAAGTTAAATTTACAAATAGACAAACTTATCAATTCTATTGCTGAATCTAATGAATTTACTCTAAAATATATAAATAAAAAAATAGAAGAAATAGAAATTGAAAAAGAAAATAAATTAAAAGAAATCTCTTCTTTGAATTTACCCAATAATAACAATGACGAACTATTAGACTATATAAAAAATATAAATGAGAAATTAAATTCTAACGATTTTAACGAGTTAAAAATTCTATGCAAAGCATTAATTGAAAAAATAGTTGTAACTGATAAAAATATAGACATACACTACAAAATATAGTGTATGTTTTTTTGATTTTAATATATCATTATTAAATACTAATATTTTTGCCATAAAAACCTCCCATAAATAGTTTTTTATACTATATTATGAAAGGTTCTTTATTTTAGTTCACTTATTTAACTTCTCTTGCTTTAATTATATATCTTCCCTGACTATCATCAGTACATGTTATAAGTGTTATTTCTTTTTTTCCTCCTGTAAGTTGGCTAGTGCAACTTTTATTACTTGGTTCTACAACATATTTGTCATAAACCTCATATGTAACTACTCTTCCTGATGTTTCAGAAATTGTTATTTTATCACCATTAACTAATGTTGGAACTTTACTAAAAAATAATTTATTCCTATAATTATGTCCAACTATACAATAATTTCCTACTTCATTTATATTTGGTCCCCAAAATTTACATGGAGATATTTTTAATAAACGTTCTGTCTCTTTTACGCTTCCTGTTTCTCCTTCTAATATTGGAAGGTCTACCCCTATTTTTGGAATCATTATAGTTGCTGTTGTTTGGTATGTATAACCGTCAACTGTCTTTTTTACTGGCTGATTGTTTATTTTTGTGTTTACCTCTTCTGCCTCTTCTTGTGGCTGCTGTTCATTTACCTCTTCTGTTTGTGATGAGTCGTCTAAAACAACTACTAAAACACTGTCATCTTTTACTGTAGTATTATCTTCTTCTATGTCTGTATTTCGTATTTCTTCTAATATTTCTTGTGAAGCTTCTGCTGATTTATTTCTGTCATATTCTGCATATATGTATACAGATATTAAAACAATCATCAAAAAAATAGATAAAAGAAAATCAAACTTGTAAATCTTCTTTTTTCTTTTTAGTTCTGGCGTAACATATAATTTTTTTGTAACTAAAATTTGATTCAT